CTACGTTGATAGAGACATGGCGCTAGAATTATGGAATCGTAATACACTAAGAACATATAGCGCAAAGGTAAGCGCACCAGACGACGTAAAGCTTAGCGACGATCAAATCCCTGAGCTTAACATAAGCAGGGAGCGGCGCGAGCATTACCAAGCAGAATTAGCAAAACTACAGGTTTCACAGCAACGTAAGGAGTTGTTACCAGCGGAAGATATTAAGAAGCAAGCATTTCAGCTTGGCCGTACTATCCGCGAGGCATTAGCTAATTTGGCTGATAGGCTTAGCCACCAGTTAGCTGGTGAGACTGACCCAACAGTGATCCATAAGTTATTGAGTGATGAACACCGTGCAGCACTGATGGAGCTAAGTGATGACGATCTATAGAACAGCGTTCATGAATGGGTTGCGGCCCGATCCAGTGTTAACGGTAAGCGAATGGGCTGATGCTCACAGGAGGCTTAGCAGTAAGGCAAGCGCGGAACCTGGGCCATGGCGCACTAATAGGACGCCATATTTAAAGGAGCCGATGGATTGCCTTAGCACTAATAGCGGCATCCAACGTGTGGTGATGATGTTTGCTGCGCAGACGGGCAAGACTGAAAGTGGCAGCAACTGGTTGGGTTATGTGATTGCACATGCGCCGGGTCCGATGCTGCTGGTGCAACCTACGGTAGAGATGGCAAAGAGGTTATCAAAGCAGAGGCTGGAGTCGCTTATTAGCGAGACACCATGTTTAAACGATAAGATTGCACCGTCAAGAAGTAGAGATAGCGGTAATACGATGTTGGCGAAGGAGTTTCCAGGCGGCATGATGTTGCTGACTGGTGCTAATAGCGCAACTGGGTTGCGGTCTACACCATGTCGTTATATTTTTATGGATGAGGTTGATGCGTTCCCTGCTGATGTAGATGGCGAGGGTGATCCTGTTAGCTTGGCGGAAAAACGTGCTACTACATTTGCTAGGCGTAAGATTTTACTTACTAGCACACCAACGGTAAAAGATTTTAGCCGTATTGAGGCTGAGTATTTACGTAGTGACCAGCGGCGTTTTTATGTTCCATGCCCTAAGTGTGGCGTAAAGGAATGGCTAAAGTGGGCACAACTTAAATGGGAAAATAATGATCCTAATACTGCGCAATACGAATGCGAGCATTGCGATGAAAGATTTAGTGATATACACAAACCAATGATGTTACGCGAAGGCGAATGGCGAGCTACGGCACCATTTGATGGTAAAACGGCTGGTTTTCAGTTATCGGGTTTGTATTCACCATTAGGGTGGCTTAGTTGGGCTGATATGGTTGACGATTTTTTACGTGCAAAGTCTGATGCACCAATGCTTAAGAGCTTTGTTAATACTAGATTGGCTGAGACATGGGAAGAAGATTATGCAAGCAAGGTAGATGCTGCTGGGTTAATAGATAAGTGTGAACATTATGAACCTGGCATTATACCAGCAGATGCATGGGCATTGACTGTAGGCGTTGACGTACAAGGTGGTGGCGGCAGTATTGGCGACCGCTTAGCTATTAGCGTATGGGCGTGGGGCCGTGAGGAGGAAGGATGGTTGGTGCATCACCAAGAGATATTTGGTGATCCATGCCGTGCTGATGTATGGAAGCAACTAGATGAGTTGTTGTTACGTGAATGGCCACATGCTAATGGTGGTGGGTTTAGGCCAGATGCAGTTTGTGTTGATAGTGGCGGCCATGCAACGGCTGAGGTTTATCAATATGCAAGAGAACGCGGCAGGCAAAATGTAATTGCGATTAAAGGCCAAAGCCAACGCGGTAAGGCACCAATTGGCAAGGCTGCTAAGGTAGATATTAATAGCAAGGGCCAACAATTAAAGCGTGGCGCATTGGTATATCCAGTTGGCGGTGATACCATAAAAACAACATTATTTGCGCGATTAAAACATAACGAGGCATTGCATTTTCATATGGGTACACCAGCGGAATATTTTGAGCAGTTAACAGCAGAAAAGCAGGCGTTGAAGTATGTAAAAGGGTTCCCGGTACGTGAATGGGTAAAGAAGCCCGGTGCGCGTAATGAAGCGTTGGACTGCTTGGTATATGCGTATGCCGGTTTGAACTGGTTGTATCAGCGATATGACAGGCGAACAATATGGGATCAATTAGAGCGGCGACTAGAAAGCAAGCCAAAAGCCAAGGCGGTGCTAAAATCAAGCAAACCCTTTGTTAGTAACTGGTGAACATTCCAGCACAGGTTAGGGCAGGAGACACGATTAAATGGCGTGATGATGCGGCGGCTGACGGGTTTGGCAATGCAATTACTAGTGGTACATGGACGTTGACATATTATTTGCGTGCGAATGTAGCGGCTGAGGCTGCGACAGTTGTAGGTACAGCGTTTGGGTCTGGCTGGGAATTTACGATTGCTACTGGCACGAGTGCTGGTTTTGATGCTGGGCAATGGTACTGGCAGGCGATTGCGACTTATAGCACCGAAAAGCTGACGTTAGGCGCTGGGCAATTGCAGGTGCAGGCTGCGTTGAGTTACACCAGCACACCTGGTGCATTTGATGGACGCAGCCAAGCGGAAATTGATTTAGATGCAGTAAAAGCTGCGATCAGAGCAATTGTGTCCGGCGGTGTGGTGCAGGAATATCGGATCGGCACACGTAATTTAAAGAAATATGATTTGGTTGATTTAATTCAACTTGAAAGTAAGCTAAAGGCTGAGGTCAAGCGCGAGCAAGCGGCATCACTTCAAGCGCAAGGCTTGGGTAATCCACACAACCTATTCGTGCGTTTCTAATGGGCATTCGTTCTACGATTTTTAGCTGGTTGCAAAGTGGCGCTACAAAGCCACGCAGACGCATGTATCAAGGCGCTAAATTTAGCCGTCTTACTGCTGACTGGGTAACTGGTAATACTAGCGCTGACAGTGAGGTATACGGGTCGGCGCAAAAACTACGTGATCGCGCTAGGCAATTATGCCGTGACAATGATTACGCAAGGCAAGCTTTACGCGCTATTGAAGGCAATGTAATCGGGCAGGGTATACCGTTTCAATCACAAGTGCGGATGTTGCGCGGTAGCAAATTAGATCAACCTATTAATGACGCAATTGAATCATTATGGCATCAATGGTCATACGCGGAATATTGCCATACTGGCGGCAAGTTATGCTTTAGTGATATTGAAAGGTTGCTTATCCGTAGTATTGCAGAAAGCGGTGAAGTATTTGTGCGGTTAGTAAAGCAATCATTTAGCGGCTCACCAATACCATTAGCGCTTGAGATAATAGAAGCTGATCAATTAGATGACGGCTTGAATGGCCGTAGCTTGCAGGGCAATGAGATACGGATGGGCGTTGAGGTTGACCGCTGGGGCCGTCCCATTGCTTATCATTTTTTGGCTTATCACCCTGGTGACTATCAATTCAGTAATCAACAAATTTCTTCACAACGCCATAACCGTGTATTAGCGGCTGATGTAATCCATTTATACCGGATGGACCGCCCAGGTCAAACACGCGGCGCTACATGGTTTGCATCTGCTATCCAGCGGTTACATCATTTGCAGGGCTATGAGGAAGCGGAAGTAATCCGTGCGCGTGCAGCTAGTAGCTTGATGGGTTTTGTCACTAGCCCGGAAGGCGAGTTGCAAGGTGATGATGTAATGGATGGCGAGCGTGTTAGCCAGTTTGAACCAGGTGTATTTAAGTATTTACAACCGGGTGAAACTGTAACGGTGCCGCAGCTAGATGCCCCAGACGGACAGTTTGAGCCATTTTTACGTGCAATGCTACGTGCAATGGCTGCTGGTATTGGCTGTAGCTATGAAACAGTAAGCCGTGATTTTAGCCAAACTAACTACAGCTCTAGCCGGTTAAGTTTGCTAGAAGATCGTGATCACTGGCGGATTTTACAAGATTGGATGATTAAAAATTTCCACCAACGTATTTTTGACACATGGATGGATATGGCGGTATTAAGCGGCGCATTATCATTGCAAGGCTATGAGCAAGCACCTGATCGGTTCAAAATGGCTAGGTGGATGCCACGCGGTTGGGCATGGGTTGATCCTGTAAAAGAAGTATCAGCGTATAAGGATGCGGTTAGGTGTGGTTTCAAAACACTAGGCCAAATTGTGGCTGAGCAAGGCGGTGACTTAGATGAGTTATTATTGCAACGCCAAGCGGAGCTGCAAAAATTAGCTGATATGGGTATTGTGGTTGATACAGACCCAACACAGGTAGATGATGATGGTGCCATCCAGGTGCCGCCTACCGCCCCACCCGATGAGGATGACTCCGATGACTAACGGCAACGAAATGATGATTAGGTCACAGCCAGCAACTTTTGCTTTAGCTGATGACGAACGCACAATGGAATTTCCATTTAGCTCTGAATATCCGGTATCACGTTATTTTGGCAATGAAGTGTTGAGCCATGATGCAGGCGCTGCTGACCTAAGCCGATTAAACGATGGTGCGCCATTACTGTTTAATCATGACCCAGATCGTGTTATTGGTGTAGTAGAACGCGGTTGGATTAATGACGATGACCGCCGTGGTTATGTATCAGTGCGCTTTAGCCAAAATCCATTTGCGCAAGAGGTATTGCGTGATGTAAAAGATAAAGTGCTGCGTAATGTATCTTTTGGGTATCAAATAAACGAAATGGAGCATCGTGAAGATAGCTTTGTTGCTACCAATTGGAATGCACATGAGATAAGTGTTGTTAGCATACCAGCAGACCCAACGGTCGGCGTTGGGCGTTCGCTCGACGTTCAACCACAACAACAACCTCAAACCATGGAGATTATGGACAACACGCCTGACGTTGCGGCGGTGCAGGAGGCTACTAAAGCCGAACGCAGCCGGATTTCCGCAATCACCGCATTATGCGAC